ATCAGCCCCAAGGACGAAGGCAGCTCCCTCACCACCTCGCAGGCCGCACGGCTGGAGGCGTGGCTGAAGCGCAAGTTCCGCCAGGGTGGGGAGGGCGGTGTAGTCGTTTGGGAAAGCGCCCTTGAGATGAAGCCGCTGTCATTCAAGGCGCGAGACATGGAAATGCTCGCACGCTTCGGCGTCACCAAGACCGAGGTGCTGAACGCATACGGTGTACCCCCTGCATTGATGGACAGCATGAAGTCACGTGCAGAGCTGAATGCAGCGCAGGCGCAGCACGGGCGGCAGGCAATATGGCCGCGGCTTGAGCGCCAGGACGAGCGGATCAACCAGAAGCTTACAACGATGTTTTCCGACCGGCTGTTTGTTGTCAGCGATGATCCGGTGCCGGAGGACGTCGAGCGCAAGATCAAGGTCCGCGAGAGCAATCTCAAGACCGGCCACACTACAATCAACGAAGAGCGGCTGGCGGATAACAAGAACGAGGTCGAGTGGGGCAGGGAGCCGTGGTTACCTACCAGCGTATCACAGCCCAGCAACAGGCCCGACCCCTCCCCGCCCATCGGACAGGTCAACGAGGACGGTAGCATCAGCGGACCCCCTAAGCCCGGCACCACACCACCCAAGGAGGACGAGGAGGACGAGGAGGGAACCGAGGACGAGAAACGCGCTGTGCTCATCTTCATCCGCCAGAATCCCGAGGGCGTTGACAACATGAAGATAGCTGAAGAGCTTTTGATAGCTGTGCCCAAGGTGGCCGGCATTGTGAAGTACTGGCAGAAGATGGGATTGATAAACTGATGCCGCTCTGCGCCGAGCACCGCACGCTGGTGCACTCCTGCAAGTCCCACACTCCTGTACTGCAGGACGAGCTGCCCGCATCCATGGACTACTGCGAGACGTGCGGCGAGGTGCATAAGAAGAGCCCGGCATCCCCGGGATGGACCCAGCCGGTTTCTGGTACGGATGTGTGGCAGGCAATCGACATGCTCAAGGTGTTCTTCAGGGAGCAGCACGCCTATACGCTCGCCTACTACGGGGTGACCTTCGGCAGCGAAGCGTTTACCCTGTCACAGAAGGGCATCAACATAGGTAAGGAGCCCATTAACATCGGTTCCTTCTCGAAGCGCGTCGGTCACGCACAGCGTATAGAACCTCTCCTGGAGATTGCGATGCTGAAGGGTGGGGAGCAGACGCTGATTCGCATCGGTGCGGGTGAGGTGAACTGGAGTCGCAGCAATGCGCAGTTGATCAAAGCTATTCATCTGCAGGCCATGCAGCTCTCAGCTACGACCTCAGCCACAACCTCGATGCAGATCAATGCGGCGGTTGTCAAGCTGAAGAAGGAGATGATCGCCGGAATCATTGGTAGGGGCGAGGGTCCCCGCGAGCTGACCAAGCGTATAGCCAAGATCTTCAACCATGGTGAACTTTGGAGAGCCAAGCAAATTGCTCGTACCGAATACAGTATGGCACTGCACGATGGGCAGGTCCTTGCCGGTGCCGCGTCGGAGGTGGTGAAGGGGTTCCGTCCACTGCTGTCACCCGACGCTTGCATCCTTTGCCTGAACATGGCCAGCGCGTACCCATTCGTCAAGATGAAGTCGGCGCTGAGAGGCATCGGCAAATACAACAAACCCAACGCCAGGAGGGGAGGTCGTAACCTTCCCACGTACCACCCCAACTGTGAATGCACCATGGTAGAGGTGCTCGTTGGTGAGCGGAAGCCATCAACGCCGTCCATCATTGGCTAGGAGATTGCGATGGGATCAAGATCAACGCGAGTGGAGTATGACGAAGGATTCGACAAGGTGCTTAGCGGTGGTGTACCCGTTGATGCCGACGTGGTGCGGGCCATCTGCGCCATGCATCCGGGAGACGAGCTGACCGTAGTGATGCACGCCAAGGCAAACTGGCAGGTACGTGGGGAGGTACGCAGCGCTCCAGCCAAGAAGGTCCGCGGGGAGGGAGTGCATAACATCAAAAAGCTCACCTGCGTCTGGCCTCCGCAGTTTGCAACAGCCCCCATGCCCGACGCCCTGAAGGACTCGGGCACAGTGATGTCGGCAATGGTGCGGCTGTCGAAGGACGACCCCACAGACCCCGCCAAGAATGCAAAGAGCGATCAGCCGGAGGCGAAACCATACGGGACGAGGAAGGCCAAGAAGAGGCCCGGGAAAGCAAAGGAGTAGGCGATGCCTGCAAGCGTTGACAAAATCAGGAAGATGTATGGGGACGCAGAAGGGCCGCTGGGCTTTCCCATGCACTCGAAGGTGGCGACCGACATTGAAGCGATTCTGAAGAACCTGGACGAAGACTGCCGGTCGTTGGTCGAGCTGCGCGGCGAGAACGGGATCATCCGTGTGAGGGCTACCCCTGAGAAGTTTGAATTGGTGGAAGGGGAAAGAGCGGACATTTCGTTGATCACCACCGACTCCGTTGACCGCGACAAGGAAGTGGTGCTGCCTCAGGGCGCCGATTGGGCCAGCTTCCAGAAGGGGGGCGGTCCGGTTACGTTCGCACACAAGTACAACGAGCTTCCGGTGGGGAGAGCTGCATGGGTGAAGCGCGTGAAGACGCCTATGAACGGATGGCTGGCCAAGACCATTTACAAGGGCGTGCCCGACGACTGGGTCGGCAGTTGGTTCCCCGATGCAGTCTACGCATTTGTCAAGGATGGGATGAAGGGCAAGAGCATCGGCTTCATTCCTACGAAGATGGGACGCCCGACGGAGGCCGACGTACGTGCCGATCCGAGGTTCGCGGAGGTTGGTTACATCATCCGCAACTGGGTGGGGCTCGAGTACGCGGTTGCTCCTATCCAATCCAACCCCGATGCCGTCACTGTGCAGGTGGGGAAGATGCGAGCGAAGGGGTTGAGCGTACCGCAAATCATCCTGGACGAAATGGGGTTAGTAATACCGGAAGGACCAGCCATGAAGATACCCGAAGATGTTCCGCCCGTCGTACCCGCCACACCCCCGGCACTTGTGGCGCCTGTTGAGCCCGCCGAACCCGCCGAACCCGTCGCGCCGGATGTGCCGGTAGAACTTGTTGCACCTGTCGCCCCGGTAGCCCCTGTCTCAGATCCGGCTGTAGAGCCCGAAAACACCGACGAACCGACGGATGTGGATACGGGCGACCCTGAAGAGGGGAAGGCTACCAAGTACGCCTGCTCCTGTATCAAATGCAACCACAAGATGAGCAGCAAGAAGCACTGCAAGGACATCAAGTGCCCGAAGTGCGGGGGCGAGATGCGCAGAGTGGATCGTCCTGGCCCTGGCACGCGCAGGGTGATCGCGGAAGAAGATTCGTTGAGTTACCGACTGCCGGAACAGATCAACGACGAAATGAAAAAGGCGGCCATGTCGGCCGTCGATACCGTAGCGAACGACCTGCCCAGCATTGCGCGGGAGCAGGTGGAAAAGATGCAGGGAAGAGTCTAGTGGGGATGGCTCAAGGCATGCAGACGTGGAGCGCTTTGAGAGAGCGCAGCGGACGCAGCCCGGAGAGTCAACCGCAACACCGCCTGCCGGACTGTAACAGGAAAGGAGAATGTTAGGATGAAGACCTACAGAGTCCTCAAAGCCTTCCAGAACTACGCCATCAACGCGGTGATTGAACTGGAAGACGACGAGGCTAAGGGTCTCCTGATGGGTGGGGTGGTCGCAGAGGTCGTCGAAGACACCGCCACTGCCGAATTCCGAAAGGGGATCGAGGAGCAGTTGCGCAAGGTGGCGGCGGAAGCAGCGTCGGCCGGTGCAGCTGAAGCCCTCTCCAAGGCTTCGGCCTCGGTGAAGGGTGTCAAGATCACGGTCGGCCAGAGCGAAGGCGAGAAGCTGATGTCGACCGGTGGCTTCAAAAACTTCGGGCACTTCGCATACGAAGTTTACAAGGCTGGCAAGAACGGCCAGAGCGCCGGACACATTCTGACGCGCTACAGCGACATGCTCACCACCAAGGCTGCCTCGGGAATGAACGAGCTGGTCGACAGTGAGGGAGGCTACCTGATTCCCACTGAGCAGAGTACCGAGCTGCTGAATATCGCGCTCGAGGCCAGCATCGTTCGTCCGCGGGCTCGCGTCATTCCCATGTCCAGCTCGCACATTGAGATCCCTGCAATGAAGGACGAGGATCGAAGCTCCACACTGTTCGGTGGAGTGCAGGTGTTCCGCACCGGTGAGGGCGGCCAGGTTACCGGAAGCCAGCCGGCGTTCCGCAAGATCGGTCTGAAGCTCACCAAGCTGACCGGGCTTTGCTACGTCACCGACGAGATGCTGCAGGACAGTCCGATCAGCGTCGAAGCGCTCGTGATGAATCTCTTCCCCCAGGCGATCGCCTACAAGGAAGACGAGGAGTTCCTGACTGCAAACGGTGCAGGCAAGCCGTTGGGCATCCAGAACGCGGCGAACAACAGCAAGATTGCCGTGCCCAAGGAAGCCGCACAGGTCAAGGAAACCATCAACAGCCAGAACATCCTCAAGATGTACTCCCGCGCATGGGGCAAGAATAACGCTGTGTGGGTTGCCAATCACAATACCTTCCCGCAGCTCGCGACCATGGTGCTGAGCGTTGGCACCGGTGGCGTTCCCCTGTGGCTCCCGGGCAACAACACGGGGCTGGCTGGCGCGCCGAACGGCACGCTGCTCGGTCGTCCGTTGCTGCTCACCGAACAGGTTCCGACCCTCGGTACAGAGGGTGACGTTGGCCTCTACGATTTCTCGCAGTACCTGATTGGCGAGCGGTCCGGCGAGGGTCTCCAGAGCGCGACGAGCATCCACCTGAGATTCGACTATGGCGAGGTCGCCTTCCGCTTCACCCT